TCAACAGCCAGTGGGGGCCGGGACAGATGGATCGGCAGTCCCCGGACGATACGCGGGCGCCGGCGCCCTGGCCGCACGACACGTTCCCGCCGGGCGCCGAGCATGCAAATAGCGCGGTTGGCGACGAAGGGCGCATTGAGGTTACTCCCGATATGATCGAGGCTGGCGAAACCGTTTTGCGGGAGGAGTTTGTTGAGGGGCGGTTGAGTTCGTATGAGCGTGAGGAGCTTGTCCGCGCTATCTATGTGGCGATGTATTGTATTTCGCGTAGAAAAGCACATGGACATCCACATAGATCACATGCAAGATCAGCACGCAAACATGGCGCCTAAGACCAGTCCGCACCGTTTCACCCCGATAACATCCTTTCCAGCCACATAGGCTATATCCCAGCCCGAACCGGGCCGCGTCGGCCCGCCCAAGGGCACTGCATTGCCGCGCAAGCCTCGCAATCCTGGATCGGGCAAGCCCCCCTGCAATGTGCCGTCAAAAGGCGCTGGATGGGGCGGAACAGCAAAGGGCGCCAGCAACGCCGGCAAGCCTGAGCATGTCCAGATCACGGATGACACGGCCCGCAGATACGTAGAGCTGCGTGGCACGCCGGCCGCCATAGCTCGCACCGAACTCCGGCGCCAGCGTGCCGTTGCGCTTGAGGCGCATCTGTTCGACCTGGCGCTGGATGGCCAGCTAGAGGCAACGCAGGTTCAAGCTTCGACCAGGCTGCACGAAATCTGCGAGGGCAAGCCGATTGCCCGGCAGGAGATCACAGGCAAGGACGGAGCGCCGCTCGGCATTGACCTGAGCCGCGCCACGCCGGAGCAGCTCGCGGTGCTGCAAGCGTTGGTCGATGAAGCCGATTGACGCCCTCGCAGCGCTGCGCGTTGCCGACCTGCGCCGCGCTCTGGTGATCGAGAACTGCCAGCGCTCGCTGCGCTACTTCCTGCGCGCCGCGTGGTCCGTTTTCGATCCGGCACCGTATATGCCGGGCTGGCACATCGACGCCATCTGCGAACACCTTCAGGCCGTAGCGGACGGCCACATCCGCAAGCTTCTGGTCAACGAACCGCCACGTCACGGCAAGACCAACACCGTGGCGGTTGCATTCCCCGCTTGGGTTTGGACGCTACGGCCTGATCCTACCAAGCGGCTGCATGGCCCCGGCGTGCGGTTTCTGTGCGCATCCTACGGCAGCGAAAAGGCGCAGGAAGACGCCGTAACGGCTCGGCGACTGATCGGGTCCGACTGGTATCACGAACACTGGGGCGAACGTGTCCAGATCGCCGGAGACCGCGACAACCGTGAGCGCTACGACACGACGGCAGGCGGCTCGCGCGTTTCGGTTGGCATTGGCGCTGCAGTGCTGGGGCGTGGCGGCGACATCCGGCTGATCGACGATCCGCACAAGACAGACGACGTGGAATCTCCTCGGGTGCTGCCGCAGACCATCCGCGCCTACGATGAAATGTGGTCAACGCGCGCCAACGATCCGTCGAGTGGCGCCGAGATCATCATCATGCAGCGGCTTGGCGAGGGCGATCTGTCTGGTCATGTGCTCGACCAAGGCGGCTGGACGCATCTCATGCTGCCAGCGCTGTTTGAGCCGGAGCGGCGATGCGTCACTGTGCTAAAGCCGGGCGTGGAATGGGAAGACCCGCGCGAGGAAGAAGGCGAGCCGTTGTGGCCCGAGCGCTTTTCCCGCGAGTGGCTTGATCGCCACGCCACGCAGATTGGTCCTTTCGCCACCGCCGGCCAGTACCAGCAATCCCCGGAGCCGCGCGGCGGCGGCATTGTGCGCAAGTCTTGGTGGCAGCTATGGCCGCCTTCGGGCCAGGAGGACAGGTGGGAGCGGATTGCGTTTGATCCTCAGACGGGACGCAACATCACGTCGATGATCTTCCCGCCGCGTGAATACGTGCTGGTGTCTGTCGATACCGCCTACCAGACCAAGGAGGCTAACGACTGGTCGGCTTGCACGGTGTGGGGCGTGTTCCGCGACGGCTCGCAGAATGCTCGGGTGATCCTGCTCGAAGCGTGGCGCGAGCGGCTTGAACTGCACGGCCTTGTGCAGCGCATCTTGGACACAGCTCGACGCCGCAGTGCCGATGGTGTGCTGATCGAAGCGCAGGCGTCGGGCCTGTCAGTTGCTCAGGAAATGCGGCGGCTGATGAAGGCTGGCGAGTTCACCGTGTACGCCGAGGCGCCAAAAGGAGACAAGGTTGCTCGGATGCACGCTGTCGTGCCGCTGTTCACTGGCGGCTGTGTGTTTGCGCCGGATCGGGGATGGGCGGATTTAGTGATTGACGAAATGGCGACGTTCCCGAACGCGAAGCATGACGACATGGCCGATTCTGCGACGCAGGCGTTGTCGTGGCTGCGCAAGCGCGGGCTGGCGTCGCTGGCGGATGAGCAGAAGGTCGAGCGCGACGACGCTATTCGGTTTCGCGGTAATTCTGATCGTGCAGGGGTGCCGTATGACGTGTGATCTCTCGACTTTGATCGAGCGTGCTGCGGCTGAAGGCATTGGCGGCGTGCGGCAGGCGCAGGCGATGGCCGAGCTTATAGAGCGCGTTGAGCGCATGACGATGACTGAGCGTGTGGTGCTGAAGGTGGCGCTTGAGATGCCGGAGCGTGTGGGATGAGCGTCTCCCTCACGGGCCAAGCCTACGGTGCCACGCCGCGCGACCCCGACATGCAGCCGGGCGATGAGCGCGAGGCGTCAGGCGGAGTTACGGTGCGCATCGACGACGACGGCGGCGTGACCATCACAGAGCCGCCAGAGGATCAGGAGCCGCCGGAAGCTGACGCTAATTTCTCCGCCAATCTGGCGCTTGATCCAGAGATGGGAACCAATCTGGTACATCTGGCTGAGGAAGTCCTGGACGGCATCGAGGCCGACAAGATCAGCCGCACCAGCTTCATCACGAACCTAACGGCCGCCATGGAACTGCTTGGTCTCGAAATCGAGGAGGCCAGCAACACCAAGGCGCAAAAGCGCAACGTCTCGCGTGTGCGTCATCCGCTGCTTCTGGAATCGGTGGTGAAGTCGCAATCGCTCGCGCGCGCCGAGCTGCTGCCTGCCGTTGGGCCGGCCAAGGTGCGCGTGCGCGGCAGTTCGACGCAGGAACTAGAACTGCTGGCAACGGCGCTTGAGCACGATATCAACGCCTATCTGACCACGGTGGCGCGCGAGTATTATCCGGACTTCGACCGTGGACTGTTTGGGCTTTTCTTCTCCGGCAATCTATTTCGCAAGGTCTATGAGCACCCGGTTAAGCGCCGTCCGGTGGTCGAGACGATCGCGGTCGAAGACCTGATCGTTCCTGAGAGCGCAACCGACCTCGATACCGCAATCCGAGTTACGCACCGAAGCGAAATGGCGCCTTCGATGGCGCGAAGGTTCCAGGCGTTGGGCGTATGGCGTGACGTATCGCTCGGCTATCCTATGCAGGACAACGATCCGGCCAAGCGCAAGGAAGCCGAGATTACCGGCATGGCGCCGACCTCGATGCGTCCGCAGGATCAGCCATACACGATATACGAGACCACGATTGACCTTATTCCAGAAGATTACGGGTTCGAGGAGAAGGGCTGCCCCGACGGAATGCCGATCAGCTACATTGTGACGGTAGAAAAGGACAGCCGGCAGGTTTTAGCGATCCACCGTGGGTGGAAGCAGGGCGACTCGGAGTTTCAGCGGCGCCAGCGGTTTGTGCATTACCCTATGGTGCCTGCGTTCGGGTTACTGGCGCTGGGCTACGCCCACCTGCTGGGCAACCAGACCAAGGCATTAACTGCGATCTGGCGCATTCTGTGCGATGCGGGGATGTTCGCAAACTTCCCTGGCGGCATGCGCGCGAAGGGCGTTCGGACCGCCACAAACGAGATTCAGCCTGGACCTGGCGAGTTTGCCGAGGTGGATGTCGGGGCGTTTGACGACATCTCCAAGGCCATTATGCCACTGCCCTACAAGGACCCGAGCGCGGTATTCATCCAGCTTGCCGAGGTAATCGGGCAGGACGCCCAGCGCCTTGGCGGCGTGGTTGACATGACGGTGGGCGAAGGGCGCGCCAACGTGCCTGTTGGCACGATCATGGCGCAG